TCATCTATATGATATAACGGTGAAGTAGGAGATGATATAGAATATATGAAGGGCACATTCAGCAGAATAATAGGCGGTATAGGGCGATATGCCGGTAGGGAATATCATAAGGTCGGCTCGGCATTACGTAAGCACGATACTGCGCCCCTGCGTCTAAGAGGAATTATCGGACCAGAACATAACTGGTACGCATATGCTGAGCCCACCACATCAACCATCCTTGATAATATTGAGCGTGACGTCCGTGGACTAACCAGGGGTGCAGCATCTAGGATAACTGGAGCACCAGTAGCTCGTGGTGGACGCTGGGCATGGAACCACCTAGGACGAACTGATGAGACAACTAAGGAGACAGTGTCTCGCCTATTCTCCCCAGCAAGGCGCGTAGCTGGGAATATGCGGGCTCATCCATATGCATGGACGGCTGGCCTTGGGGCAGCTGGCTTTGGTGTAGGGATGATGCGTGGCATACGCCAGGGTATGCAGGAATCAGGATACCCAGTGGAGACCAGGAACATGGAGCCTACCTTCGGCTCTGGTCCTGGATATATGACTTGGGCAAAGGGCAGAGGCCGCCCCATGAGTCCCAATCATCTAGGAACTGCAGGATTGACACAAGCATTACATACGACACGACATAGATAAATCTACAATTTCTACAGACTGGAGATTAGGGAATGGAAGAAGGTAGGACATCCGCTGGAAATAATGTTGTGGTGAGATCAAGTGGAAATAACTTCATAACGCTCATCATTGCTATCCTTGGGATTGCTGCATCGTGGGGTGCTATGACTTTCCGTATGAAGCATGTGGAGACACAGTGTGCATACCTACAACAGCAGATGGATGACTTTCAGACTGAGCAGATCTGTAATGCAGAGATACGTGGGAAACTCTCTGAGCGACTTACTGCATCTGAGAGTGAGCTTGATCATATATCCACAAGATTTGAGTACGTTGTTGATGTCATAAATATACAAAATGATAGGACAATGGGATACCTGTCATTGATATGGGATATGGTATATGATCAGGACTTTCCCACTGCTACATATTACCCCCTACAGACAGGAGAATAATCTGTAATGTTTGTTCCACTAATCTTAACAGGAATTGCTCTGGTCCTACTATGTAAGCCAGAGATATTTACCAATCATATGATGCACCCGAGGGACACATTCGAGAAGATAGATATGTGGTTGGACCGACACTAGATCCTATATAGGAAGAAGAAGAAGACGATAGACACATGGCTGGAACTCAAGATGAACATGCTGGCCTAGTTGGCTTTGCCAAGGATGCTCTGGGGCTTGGTTATCGTGGACAGATGGAGTACATGCAGTGGTCCCTCTTCCACATGCCATCTACATGGCGACAGCGATCTGGTGGCTTCATCGGTGGGCGATGGGGAGATAACTATGGTTTCCGTTGGAGGGGACCCATCGCTGGGTCCATGGCAGCTAGGCCCCTTGAATGGTCCTACAACAAGCTAACTGGTCGGGGTCGACGTATTCCCTTCCTGTCATCGTTCCTTAGGGGAACTGGTGGTAGATATACTGGTGAGATAGTATCGCCAATCAACCTTGAGTCTGCTAGGCGGTCATTCGGTGCCGATATCCTACGTACGATGGGAGAACTTCCAGAACAGAGTCGTGAATTTGTCAGTAGGGAATTTGCTCAGTTCCAACGTGCAGCTGCCGCGAAGGGTCGGCAGACCTTCAGTGAATCCCTAGGAAGGAAGAGGTATGGTCGAGCAGCCCAGGAACTATTCACTGGTGCGCGCGGTGAAGCATTCGTGAGTAGATACTACTACGGCGGCACTGCTAGTCCAGAGGCCATCGCCGCTGGACGTGGACTCTATCGCAGCACAGCTGCTCGTACACTACTTCAGGGAGCAGGTAAGATCATGTACCCGCTGACCATAACATTGAATGCTGCAATGGCAGTGGATATTGGTATCACCCTCGGGACTGCCGCTGGGCGTGCAGTGAGTGGTCTGGCAAATCGTATGTCGCAATTCGATACCCTAGACTTTGGTTCTGGCGTATTCGCAGCTTCGACATTCGGAGCTAGTATAACTGAGCGGAAGCGAGCCTTACAGGCAATACAAAGGAATAATCTGAATGCACGAAGAGTCATAGGTGCTGAGGCTACAATGCTTCATTCCTAGGACACACAAATAGAAGGTATTGTGTTATCTGATATGGCTAAAGCTAAGAGGAAGAGCAGTAGTCAAGAAGCTAGGTTCAAACGATGTAAGCAGAAGCTTATGAGCAAGGGATACTCCAAGTCAGCTAGATGGGCAATATGCACAACAACTGTAGGTAATCCTAAGAATAAGACAAGCAAGAATAGGAAGAAGAAACGCAGGAAGAAAGGATGAGCTAGTATATGGCTAACCTAGGAAGACAAGGAAGGTTTGGTAGTGAGGGAATTACGTCCAAGGGTGGTAAGAAACCATATGGACCTGCCATCCCATACACAACACCAAAGTTCAACTCACGTACATCCAGTGGTCGTGCGCCAGAGGGACCAGTCCGCACGAAGGGCCCTGGTAGATAGGAAAATTATGCCGCCACGCATTGATAATTCGGATGCTGCTAGATCTATGACCAAGGAGGAGCTGGCAGCATTTAAGATGTTATCAGATCCAGTTATATGGGCTGAGAATACCCTACGTAATCCAGATAAGCCGGATGAGCCCCTTCGCCTCCGTACCTATCAACGTAGGGTACTACGGTCTAGCTCACGTAAGAAGGTAGTCCGCATGGGACGACGTATGGGGAAGACCATTGCCTTGTGTGTTGAAATTCTCTGGTATGCATTCACCCATAAGGACAAGGCAATCCTGATTGTATGTCCATACAAGAGTCAGGTTGGCGTAGTCTTCACTGCCATGAATCGCCTAATTGGTGATTCAGATGTCTTGAAGGAGTCTATCCGTACGAATAAGACAAATCCTTATGAGATCATACTACGGAATGGTACATCCATACGAGGCTTCACTGCTGGTACACGCAGTGGGCAAAAGGGCGCACAAATTCGAGGCCAGTGCCTGGGTAAGAATACGGATGTATTACTAGCAGATGGTACCAGCAAGGGGATCGATAAGATAGCAGTGGATGATTTGGTACTAGCTAAGACCAATGATAATCGCATAGTTCCCAGGAGAGTATCTAATGTATTTGATACTAGAGAAAAGGAATTATTCAGAGTCACACTCCGATCTGGAAGAACACTGGAAGTAAGTAAGGATCATGAGATATTCGGTTGGGATCATGGATTCAAGAAGAGACTGAAATCACCGAAATGGAAGACGATGTCTGAGTGGGAGGAAAAGGAGTTCTTTGGTATCCATCTAGGATATGACAATGTGACACAGATGCATCCATCAGATGATGATGTATCAATAGCTGCATATATGATAGGTGACGACTCATGTGGAGAAAAGACAGTACGCAATGGTGCTGCCAAGTTTACTTCAATAAATAGTAATATCATTGAAGACTTCACAGGAATACTAGATCGTCTTGGTGATTCATATCGGATTGAAGGAAAGAACACTACCGATGCGAAGTCTATAGTTATATCCGGACTTAATAGTGATACAAGTAGAGTTAGATCTATATTAGATACATTCAATATATATGGAAAGCAGTCATACCAGAAAGTCCTTCCTGATGTGATAAAGAAAGCATCCAGAGATACACAAGCACTATTCCTCAGGAAGCTATATTCTACAGATGGCTGGTGCTGTAAGGCAATGACGCCCACGGTAGCTGAGTCAGATTGTCAGGTCGAGGTGGGGTACTGTACTACATCAAAATCTCTTGCCTATGATATACAATCACTCTTAAATTCATTTGGAATTGTGGCAAATATACAGAATCGGGATAGGAGGGGCAATGCATATCCAAATGCTCGACCTCAATATATTGTCAAGATTCGATCACAATTCTATGTTAAGCGATTTCTTGAAAGAATAGGTTATATCTTTGGTAAAGAAGCAGCATGTCAGCTTGTGTGGAAGGAGGTTGCGCATGCAATCTATCCAAAGGACTATAGGGGAGTCATTGGTCAGATATACCTAGATAGGATAGAATCAATAGAGTCAATAGGAATTCAGGAGTGCTATGATATAGAGGTAGAGGATTGCCATTCTTTCTTCGCAAATGGAGTATGTGTACATAATTCAGCTGACAGAATCTATCTCGATGAGGTAGACTACATGGGCGATGAAGCAATTGTAGCCATAACTGCTATCATGCTGACAAACCAGGAGACGTCACTATGGGCTTCCTCCACGCCAACCGGTAAGCGGGAGTCCTTCTATTCCTGGTGTACAGATAAGAGCCTTGGATTTGAGGAATTTCACTATGCATCAAGGAAGAGCCCAACTTGGACAGCTGAGATGGAGTACTTCCTGAGGAATACCTCATCTGAGCAGGCATTCCTACATGAATATGAGGCTGAGTTCGGCGAAGAAGTAGTCGGTGTATTCCTGAATGTGCATGTGGATGCATGTCTTCGGAAGTACTTCTATACAGATGGGAATCACTACGATGAGGATGGCAAGCGGCATACCCACGAGGGAATTCATACGGAGTACAATCCAGACAATATATATGGAGTGGGAGTAGACTGGAATTCCCAAGGTAATGGGGTCCACATTGTTGTTGTGGAGTATTGTATACATGCCCCTCCGTCCATGCCATCTGCTAAGGGAAGATTCCGCGTCTTCAATAGATTCGAGGTATCATCCAAGGACTTCACACAGACAAAGGCAGTTAATATGATCAAGCATATCAACCAGGTCTATGATCCTGCCTTCATCTATGTCGACGAGGGATATGGTGCAATGCAGATTGAGTCTCTCCGTAAGGAAGGCGCGGAACATCCACATACTGGACTTGCAGATAAGGTAGTCCCCATCAACTTCAGTTCGAAGATCAAGGTTGCTGATCCTGCCTTACGTAGGAAGGTTGATAAGCCAATGAAGGCCTTTATGGTCAACAATGCTGTGATGTATGTGGAACAACAGAGGATCCTTATGCCAAAGGATGAGGACGAGAAAATCAAGTTGGTAGGTCAGATGCGGGCATATACAGTGCAGCGCGTGTCACAGATGGGTGTCCCAGTGTATAGCAGCGGGAATGACCACATACTGGATGGACTGATGTTGGCACTCCTAGGATTCACCATGGAATTTAGTAATTTGGGTAGTGTGAAGGCATGTCATAAGATATCTACTCATCCTAGCTTCCTGAAGAATATCCTGACGACATCTGGTGTTACTGAGAGATGGGGGGATGATGCATCAGCACATAGTAAGCCCCTAGCGCCACAACGCACAGCTAAGCTCACTGATATTGCAATGTCGCATGGGTATCCATCTGAGTATACGACAGATAAACGACCAGAGGAACTCAGACCAGGGTGGGGAGATCATCATCGATCATCTAATACAACCAGGAAGGGCTTCCGGGCGATCCGTAGGACTATGACTAATGCATCGTCCATGCCAAGAAGAGCTGGTACATCATTCGGCAGAGGCACAACAGGAAGTCGCAGGAGATCATTCTAGCTATGGGTAAGGGCATAGATAATATATATGAGCGTGACACATTCACATATCGACCTGATATCAGACATCAAGTCAAGGAGATCAAAACTCCAGATATAGATCTGCAGCACCAAGACCAGGACAGGATAGATCAGGATACTCATATTGAGGACTATGTCAATGGTCTGATGGCCATAGATAGTAAATTTGATGATATATCTGATATACTAAGGGTACAACAGGAGGCACTATCACTTGAGATAGATCCAGAGAAGTTTCCTCAGGTAGCTGAGGGGATTTCCTGTCTCAGTGGTGGCAAGCAGAATACAGAGATCAACTATGGCATATATGATGCTGCATATGGAATAGTACATGACCGGATCATCAGACAGATCTATACAGAGCATCCAGTACGTGGGGTCTCTGACGTCAAGGAACTTCGTAGCCGCAGGGATCGTCTGAATAAAAATATATCGGACAAGATATTCAATCAAGCAGTCCGGAAGTTAGGGGCTGAGATAGTACGAGCTATTGCGAAGGTGCATGATGGAAAGATTGGCGTTGCTGGTGTATCCGTAGGTAGTGCAATTGCTCGTCTCCTACGAAAGCTAGCTGATGCAATGGATCGTAGGAATGCAATCAGAACCAGCGATCTGAATGCAGCCGCAGATTTCTCCACTGCTCAGTTCAACTTTGATGAGAGTGGAGATAATGATACATTCAGCGATGGACACAATCTAAATGATGATATAGCTGATCTGGGCGATGTAGGTGATACAGATTGCCTAAGGCATGCTCAGGTTGTCTACCAATATGTGATTGATTCTGCCAAGGAAGATGATCTGAATAATGAAGTTAATGTCGATGCATTCCTTGAGAGACAAGCCATTGAGCAGGCTCGTGTAGTTCACGAGCAGACCAAGTCTGTTGTTGCAACCGGCCTGGAAAATCGCTGGAAGATGGAGGATGACAAGCTAGAGCTGGTCAGACGTCTGAACGAGTCAGGTCTATCATCTGAGCGCGCGTGGCTTGGTGCAGACGTAGATACCCTACGTATTGAGACAAGGAGTTCATCCAGGCTCTTCAATGACTCAATAGCAGTGGATGATCTGGCTGACTATGGCTACAAGAAGTTACTTGAGACACTCAATGCAATTGATGCAGATCTCAGGCTCTGGCTCTCAGATCCTGTTGTCCTATGTTGCTTCATAAAGTCAGCAACCGTTGCTGCAAAGATTGACAGATCTCTGATTGAGTCCATGCGATTTGCCCTGATCTTCAGGAAGAAGCAACTAGACCGGAATCTTGATACCCTAATTACATCTGGGACTAATTGGATCAACGACATCCTCCAGGGTCTTGCTGCTAGGCTCATTGCGAGCCTGGATATTGTCATAAGTGGCTACGTTGGACGTCTCCGCAGGGCAGCTGAGGGGAAACTCAATACAACTGGCTGTATACCCTGGGATCAACTAGTTGGTGAAGTATTCTCCACATTCGCGGCCATGGAGCAAGATCTCCTAGCTATGCTCAGTCAATATACTGCCAAACTGAGGATAGGTGATAGACGACTTGCAGAGCAGCACATCATTGTACAGGAGAAGAGACGCGTAAACTTCATCATCCGCCTCTTCAATGTGCTTCTGGACGTCATTGAGCTCAATACAATCTGTAGCGAGGGACAAACTGCAATTAAGCTGGATCCTAGGGCTGATTGGACAACACTGAGTGAGGCAGATAGTGAAGCATTGGCAGGCTTCATATCATCTGACGATGGTGACGTATCAGATGAAGAACTACAACAGATATTTGAAGAATATCAAGGAGATAGCTAGATCCATACAAGGATTTAGTACATCTACACTAAGAAGAAGAAGAAGTCAATAGTAAGAAGGAGCAACTAACGTGGGTAGATTTGGAAATGCTCTCAGAGCGATCTTTCCTATGTTATTCAGTGATGCACCATCGTCATCTGAAGCACAAGGATCAATCAGAGAGATACAGACACAGGTAGCTGACATAGCATCCAATCCAAATACTGCAGGAGTTGCGTCCGGAGCGATCAAACGTCCATCTAGGCGAGTTAAGCGAGTGGGATTGAGCTATGGTGGTACATCTAGTCGTAGCACAGTTGTATTCAATGAGTCTGAGTATAACCTGGATGAGATAGCTGCTGCCCTGGATACAGAGGGCTACTTCCGTAGAGCTAAGGACAAGATCATAGAGATGATCTGGAAGAATGGATATAGCATCACAGGCAAGGACCAGAAGGCAGTTGCATACATCAAGAGACGACTTAATCAGATAGCTCAAGTTACCGGGATTCCCACACGCCTCCTATTGGAGGATATTGCACAGCAATTGGTGCCATATTTCAATTGTGTTGTTGTCAAGGTAAGGAATAATAATAATTCTGGTGGATATCCGAGGAAGAGTATGGATGGCCGTGTCCTACAGCCAGTTGCTGGTTACTTTGTCCAGGATGTGACTACCATAAAGGTAGCAAAGCAGGATAACGGGGAGCTAATTCGCTACAAGCAGGAAATACCAGGTATATCTAGATCTCCAGAGTGGAAGCCAGATGATGTAATCCACATGTACATGAGTAGGAAGGTTGGCTTAACGTTCGGGACGCCAATGGTGGTTCCTGTACTTGACGACATCCGTGCACTACGTAGGATGGAAGAGAACATTGAGGTATTGGTATTCCAACATGCAGTTCCCCTGTTCCAATATCTTGTAGGATCGAACGATGCTCCTGCAGATGATGATGACATACAGAATGCGAAGGCAACAGTAAATGAGATGCCACCCAATGGCATGGTAGTCACCCCGCATACCCATAATATCACTGCCATTGGTGCAGAAGGTAGAGCAATCCGTGCTGAGGGCTATCTTAACTACTTCAAGTCACGGGTGTGGGCAGGTCTAGGTCTATCTGGTGTATCCTTCGGAGAGGGAAATACTGCTAATCGAGGCACTGCCATAACACTAGATAAGAATGCCCAAGATCTGGCCAAGAAGTTCCAGAGCACAATCAGAACCTTTGTAAATGAGTTCATAATTAAGGAGCTCCTGCTGGAGGGAGGATTTCAGTGGGATGCATCTGAATTTGACTATCTCGTTGAGCTCTTCATACCAGAGATTGATATTGATGCCAAGATAAAGGCCGAGAATCATACCCTGGAACTCCTACAAGGAGATGGCATCACATTCGATGAGTTCAGACGTGAGATAGGTAGGGAACCATATACAGATGAGGACTGGAGAGATACCTACTGGGAGCGTATAGCTAAGAAGAGAGCTCTCATCCAAGCCATTGATGAGCCATATACCAATAGTCCGTCCAGGATGAATTCAATGACTAGGGTTCCTGCATCTAAGTCAGTAAGTAATAAGGATCAACCTACCAATCAACATGGCCAGAAATTAGCCCCAGATAGGCCTAAGAATGACATGCTCATTGGGGATGAAATCACTCGCGATGATCAGATTCTACTTAATCGTTTGAATTTACGTGAGTTCGATAGAAAAATGATGGCCATATATGATATAATTAGGACGGATACCATAGATTATCTCAAGGCACACTATACACTTGAGAAGACAGCACTTAGGAAATTGAGAGATAATCCACTCAGCATGTACTTTGCCCTAAGTCATGACAAGCTACTGTCTGATGCTGTTCCTTTCCTACAGCTAGGATTCAACATTGGCTTCGCCGATGCATATCAAGCAACTGGAAATCTAATCTCAGAGTCCGTATATATGGATGTTGATGAGATCGAGACATTCCTGAAGAAGAATACGCAGCGGCTGATACGAGATGTGTCACGACGGGTAATCAGAACTATTGCTGGTAATCAGGAGGAGCAGGAGCTATTCCTGAATGTACATGCAGCATTCGATGTGATGGAATATCGCATACGCTTCTTCACTCGCAGCCATATCATGAAGGCATATAATATAGGCTATGTACGAGCCTTGAAGTCCCTTGGTTGGGAGCGCGTGAAGCTTCAGGTAGATTGCAAGGATCATAGGTGCCTCGTACATCCTCAGGTACTTGATCTTACCAAGGAGCCAGTGGATTATAGTGAATTGCCTCCATTCCATCCTAACTGCATGTGCTATCCCAAGGTCGAGAAAGGAGACTAGGAAATGGGAGAAATATTACTGCACGAGACTTTGGGACTACAGACATCATTGACTGATGAGGAACGAAGATCTCTGCGGTCCTCCATTCAGGAAATTAAGGATAGCGTAGATCCGCATGTCAGAAAGCCCACCCTAATGGTTCGACTCGATGCTACGCACGCTGGATTCCCTACTGGGAATGATACAATATATGAACCACAGTGGATGGCACTTAATGTATCATCATTCACAGATCCATATGAGCGACCAGTCCTTACTCACCATGACAAGCTACAGGATGCCATTGGTAGAGTCAAGGAGGGAGTGTACATAGATACACCAGAGCTTGGCCCGGATGCACCAAAGGGGCATATCCAGCTACTTACTAGTATAACTGACGAAGATGCAATAGAGAAGATCCTTGATGGTCGCCTACAGACTGTATCCATTGGAGCAAGCTCCAAGGATGTTCGTTGCAGTATCTGTGGTCAAAATCTTGCAGAGGATGGTCTCTGCTCCCACATGAAGGGCAAGACCTACGAAGATGATGATGGAAATAAGAAGAAGTGCTACTGGTTGGTGGGACAACTTACATATCGGGAAGTCTCATTCGTAAATTCACCAGCAGATGCTAGGGCTAAGGTCTCTGGTATGGAGCTCCTAACTCCATCTATCATGAATTCACAGGATGATAACCTAGTTGGTGTGCAATTCATGTATGACTCAATGCAGAACAAAGATCAAGGTGACACATATGCAGCTATCGCAGATGCATTAGATCAGCTTGACTTTTCAGATAGTAAATTATCAGATCAATCATTGGCAGAACTTCCAGATGATGTATTCTGTGGGCCTGGTCGGACATTTCCAGTCCCTGATGCACGCCATGCTGCTGCCATCTTCCATGTAATTAGGAATATGGAAGATACACCGTCTCGCTGTAGAATTCAGGCAGCAGTACGAGCACGTGTAAGACAGGAGAAGTGGAATCTGGATGGCTCTACAGCGAAATATCCTGAGGAGGGAAACAGTAACGTGGCAAATAAACTTTCTCAAGATGATGTAAGATTTCTTGAGAGCTTCTCGGTAGGCTATGCAGATACAATTCCGAAGGATGCTGAGGATCAGGAGATGTTCGTATATGCACACAATCTCCTACATGCTGCATATGATCATATAGATGATGATAATGCCGAAATACCGAAGGCACATCTTGAGATACATAAGTCTATTCATACACATGCAGATATACTGAAACATCTTAAGCCAGGCACGTTGGATGAGTATCTTGAGACGTCTTCAGATGAAGAAGGCAGCAGAGCAGATACAAACAAGGACGATCAGAACTCATCTGCCATTACCTCAGTGGAAGATACAGTAGATCTTACAGATGAGCAACTTGCAGCAGTGGAGGATAGCCTTGCTAATGAGCTTAAGGCAAAACTGGATGAAGCCAAGCTTTCCTATCAAGCAAGGAAGAAACTACCTGACTCCGCATTCTGCGGCCCAGATCGTAGTTTCCCTGCTCACGATGCTGCGCATGTGAGAAATGGTTTAGCAAGACTACCACAAGCAAAGATGTCAGCTGAGACCAAACGGAAGATACTAGCCTGTCTAAAGCGCAGAGCGAAGAAGTTTGGTGTCAAGGTAGGAGAGAAATCGAAGAATACGGTAAAGAATGCAGTAGCTGAATTTACCGTAGATGTACAGGTTCTACCTCTTGAGGACGCAACCCTGGATGATATTCTCGCACTTGATATTATCCAGGATCATATCAATTCATTGAATAAAGAACATACCGCTACCAAGGAAACGTTCGATGAGATGAAGCAAGCAAAGGAAGAACTAGAGACATCACTATCGACAGCAGAGAATGAACTGAAGCAAGCCAAGCAAAAAATCACAGAACTAGAACAACAACTATCAGAAGATCAAGATGATCTAGATCAGGCACTAGATGAGAGCCAGAAGATGCAGAAGAAGATGCATACTATTCTGGTAGATAAGCTAATTGATCGACGAATTCAGCTTAAGAAACCAGATACTCTGGAAATCATCAATAGCGACTGTGAGGATGACAGGAAGGAAAAGCGTGCGGCGCTCGTCTCTTCATATATGGAGAAGAGTCCCGATGCACTTAGCTCCCTGCTCGCTGATCTAGATGATGAAATCCGTGCCCTTGGAGGTGGCAACGGAGTTACAGGAACTATCAAAAATCCAGGAATTACTACGCAGGAATCTACTCCAGGAACTAAGAAACAGAAGAAATCTCTGGAGGACTGCAAGACCAAGCAGGAGCGAGTTCTGTGGTTCCTAGGTTTTGATACTATAGATTCAAATGACGAACATGCGTCTACACAATCTGAGGAGGAAAGGTAATCAATGCCTACACTTCAGTTCAATACACAGAATACTAGACGTCAGCCAATCAGGACAGCGCTATCTCGCTTCCTGACATCTGACGTTCGTGGTATGTTCGAGGTCTCTGAGGGACAACGTCCAGCAGAGGTCTTCTACCCATATAAGCATCAGAGAGTACGTATGCTGGACACTGAGCTTGAGGATGGAATCGTGATCCCGAAGGGGTCGATTGTATCTGCCATGACATATAAGAATACATCAAGTCCAATCTGCGCTCCAGCATCTGGATCTACAGTCTATGTAGGAGATGACGCTACGACATCCGCAGCAACTGCATGGTCTGCATCTATTGATAATAGCTATTGGGGATATGACGATCACGTTGCCGGATTGCTCATTCTGGCTAACGGCGGTACAGATGTTACTGGAACAGACGTAAATGAGCGATACACTGCCCACGATGTTACTGTGGGTACCGTGAAGACTGATGGGACGTTCGTAGCTGCAGCTGCAGAAGAAGCGCCAGCTCGTGGTGCTAACTTCCCAATCGGTGTAGTAACAGCAGATGTCTATCAGGACATCCGTGGTAAGTACCTGAACTACGATGTATGGGATAAGTGGGGAATCCTCTGTGACTGGTATGTTGAGGTACCATACTACGATGCAGAGATCCTTGCATCTCGCTACGGATATACTGATGGTGGAACTGGCAACAATACAGAGGGTGAACTGACTACGGATAACTACTACGCCGTAGTAGACAGTCACTCCTTCCTGTATAGCTACTATAGCAGCGCAACATTCCCGCTTGCTGCTGGTGCTCTGGTGAAGTCTGACAAGTTCGGTAAGTATATACCACAGTACGATGCAATTAGCACTGGAACAGATGGAGAGTACTGGACTGCCCAGACTGTTGGCCGTATCATTGCTCTGGACAACAGATTCCCGAAGGATCAGCTGGATGTAGTAGATACATATCCAGGTAGTGGAATGCCAGGAACAGAAACTGGTGGACTTCCTGTTCATCTATTCAACTTCGTTAAGGACTGGCTGACTAATCAAGATGGAAGCACACCAACCATCAGCACGATTGTTGCTGCTGTACGAACAGGAGCATTTGGTGTGGCTCGTATCCAGCTCCATGTTGGATAAACTAGATAGCTAGGAGGCAAATCAATAAAATGAGCGTAACACTCACCGATATCATCTTATCTGAAGACGATCAGAAAAGATTCGCTAGTGTCTACGAAGCCTTCACGAATAATGGGATAGCTATGAGAGAGGATAAGGTTGAGAGACTCGAGCTAGAGGATCTGTTGTCAACACCAGATGCTACTCGCTTTATCCCAAAAGTAGTGGAGACAGTGGTTCGTGAGGCACTAGAACCCAACCTGCTAGTAGTTCCTTCTGTCTTCGACGAAATCCGACTGGAAGCTGGCCGAAGCATCCAGATCGGTGCAGTTGGAGCACTACAGGCTGCGGAAATTCCGGAAGGCGGGGAGTACCCCGAGAGACAACCATCCCTGGATGGAGGAGACATGGTGGCGATCACCATCAGTAAGAAGGGTCTTATGATCCGAGTTACTGACGAAATGATCTCTGACAGTCAGTGGGACGTCATCGGGCTTTGGTTGAGGCAAGCTGGACGGGCACTTGCTCGTCTCAAGGAGCTTAAGGCTCTGAAGCTACTCAACGCTATGGGTACAACTGTATTCAATAACTATCAGGATGGGTCAGACGATGGTATCGAGGGATCCTGCACTGGGCGAGATATCACTGGTGCACCAAATGGTACCATGACCCTGAATGACCTCTTCGATATGTACACATACCTAGTTCTGCGTGGATTCAATCCGGATACCCTGATCATGCATCCGCTTGCATGGAAGGTATTCATGACAGACGCAGAGGTACGTGAGATCATCAAGGATGGTAATAGCGTAGCTACTCGTCAGCTGCCGATGGGTCAGACATCCCCAGGCTGGGGCACCTCCCACGGCGGACGCGGGCTCAGAACAACTGGCACCGGTACTGGGTACTCATCTACTCAGGGCACAGGAGCAGATAGTGTACTAGGCAAGATTGGAGCTAATCCATGGGTAACGACACTGAACCCACTTGCCTCCACATATCATCTGCCTCCACGTATTGGTATCCCGATGCAGGTCCTCGTATCTCCATTCGTGAGATATCATGCGACAGTGACCGGGTCTACCAAGCCATCTACGTCTGTTATCCTTCTGGATAGCTCTTCAACTGGCGTACTAGTCACTCGTGACCCAGTATCCACAGAAGAGTTTGATGATGCAGCACGTGATATCCGTGCACTCAAGATCCGTGAGCGATATGGTTATGGTCTGCAGGAGCAGGGTAAGTCCGTAGCCGTAGCCCGGAATGTCATGATCGACAGAAACTATGTATTCGATAATGTTAATCAGGCATCCCTGAATAACATCGATCAGACTACAACACTTCCGAGCGGTATAACTCATGGTGAAGTCTAGTTAGATGATCCTAGGTGATACATCTAGGTTATATATAGGGAGGGAGAGAGTTCACCTCTCTCCCTCCTATTTGAATTTGTATGATGTAACAGGAGGAATAATGCAAGATGCCATATGTAGAGTCCGATACAATTGATATCACCAAGCGCCCTATCGTAACTCATGGCGATTGGGTAGCCCTCAATCCTAAGAAGAGTGGATACTTCGATGACAGGGATAAGTCTGGTCTCTTCCTTCATCAATTTGCACAAGATAATGACAGTCACAAGGGCGTTGTACCACACGGACGAGATATATCTCGTATAGAACAAGCAGTTGCCCTAGGTAGACTAATTGTCCTTAATTCTCCATCAGATACGCCAAGTACATCAAGCAAGGAAGTCATCAGTAATCGCACGCGTCTATACATGCAAGAGCAGGAAGATGAAATAACAAATGTAAAGAATATACTCCATAGGTATAATGAGCTTACACTTATCAAGACGATTCTCCCTGAGATCAAGGATAAGAATGTACTGGAGCAGCTGCTTCAGCTTGAGATCAATGGAGATAATAGTAGTGCACAGCCGCGTGTTGCCATTGTTGATTATCTTACAGAACGAATCCGTGAGTATGCAAAGCAAATTACCGTGATCAATGCGGCTACTGATGAAATTGTGCGGGAGGAAATTGTGGAGGAGGAAGGCGAGAAAGATATAGAACTGGCTGATCTACCAGAGGGAAAGTCAGGGAAGAAACAAAAACGAGGTAGACGAGGTAAAGCATTAAAATAGTCAACCATATAGCGGAAGGAATATACGGTGGCTCCTCTTCACGTAACTAGAACAGCAGCTACTCTATCTGATCCTCCAGTAGTAATCAGTACATATCCAGATGCTGGAGAAAGAGGAGTTTATCTCAATACGCTGGTTAAGGTAACCTTTAATCAGAATATGTTGTCTTCGTCTATCTCTGATACTACCTTTCTACTAGTTAAGTATAATACATATACACCAATCAGTGCTACAATTGAGTATGACAGTGGTACACGCACTGCTACCCTAACTCCAGATGAAAATCTAGAAGCAGATACCACATACATAGCTATCATAGTTGGTAATCAGGATGAGCATGCCCGCACGCAGGTAGGAGTCAAGAACTCATCCAATCTGGCCATGGTAGGTAACTACTCGTGGCAATTTTACACTGGATTCTCTGTATCATCAGACCCGGATGTAGCAGCGCTGGCCAGTGGAGTGACAGGATATGAGGAACCTCAGTATCCTGATCCGAGTGGATATGAGAAATCTGGCTACATGGGGATTTCATGGACTGAGCCAGAGAACTATGATACGAATGTGCCCATGAGTGGTACGATCATACAGATTAAGTTGAGCGACGAGCTTGAGATGAATGAGTTCTCGGGGCTAGGTCAGATGGTCGTAGGCGAAGACCAGATTGACTCAGTTGAGGACTACCTACGATACTATATCACTGTTAGTAATACTCCATCCATTGGCGACTCAGCAGTTCCATCTCCTGAGTGGGAATATGATATATACTGGAATCAGTCTACCTGCACTGTAGCTATGAGTGGAGTCCCTGAGACTCAGTCTATCAATGGTTACTACAATGAGAACGGAAACTATACCCAGATAGCAACCTTATATGGGATGTTTCAGGAGAATAGTGAGTATAAGGTTACTGTAAAGGCAGGGCTGGCTGGACTGAATACATATCCCCTCCCAGCTGACTATGAGTTCATCTTCACTACAACCTTCGATCCACTATTCAGCTCAGTAGAACGAATTCGACTCAACATTGGTCCATTCATACGTGGAGTACCAGATGATACCATCAATAGGTTAATTCATGAGAATTCTATCCTGGCACAGAGATATTATCCAACTTGGGCTGGACTCATTGAGGCAGACGATGTACCATACTACGTCACAGAATTTGTGACATGTAAGACTAAGCTAGATCTGTTAAATTCCTCCAAGTTGGAATGGGCAGGCGCAGGTAGTAGGAAGACCCTAGGAGACCTTACCATTGAGAGAGATGGTGTAGGTCGAGATATTGTCCTATTGGCAGATGGCAAAGCAAAGGAACTGGAGAGATGTATATACGAAATGGAACAGCTGGTACGTACAGCTGGCCAGAAACTCTCACCTGACTATGCAATCATAGGTAAGGATGATTCAAGACGACCAATCAAGGATTCTAGTTGGAGACGACTTCCAAAGCTAAATCCGGGTGCAACTAGACGACCTGGAACAGCGAAGGGTGATCCATATAGGCGCACATGGAAGACATTCGGTCGTAGCTCACAGACAGGAAGACATGGGAGATTTATCTAGTTATGGCAGACTTCTATCCATCTGAACTACCTATCGTAGATAGTAATCCTATGTTTCCAGTGTCATCCCCCAGGGACTCCATAGATCTTAGGAAAGAGATGGACAAGATCCTATTTGGTGGAGACGCTGAGAGCGCAAAGGGACATTGGGTTATATATCGCCGGATGGATCTGACTATGCGTAGTGAGTATTGGAATTCTGATACACGTGAAGCAGTAGGGGGCCCAGCCTGGGAATATACTGATGAGGTAGTTAGGACCAGACATCTAATTGGTCGCTCAGCAGGTCTTCTCTCTGACATGGAGCAGTACACTGACGTCGGTATCATGAATGTCATGTATCTTACATACTATTTTGAGCATGATGTAAATCCTAAGAAGGAAGATGAGATATATGAGATCGATGAGTCAGTGGCTGTGGCATTGACGAAACCGAACGTAGTTCCTCTCCCATATAAGGCCAGATACGTAATTCGTGAGGCACTTCCCTTCCGTAGTGATCAAGGTGGCCGCATAGAATATTGGGTCTGTATATGTAGGAAAGATGTGGTTGACTAATGTCTGATACAACCCTGGTGACACAGGAGGAAACATACTCCCTAGGTTCCGTGGAGCGAGGAACCGTCAGCGATGACCAGTACATTGGGACAACCAATGAGCTAGACATAGCTTATACGTTGACATCATTACAGTTAAGTGGGATCCATAAGGCCCAATTCGACGTATATCCTGATCCTCATCGATCGATACCATGTATTCTGGAGCCAGGAGATAGCTATGCGTTCATAGTAAACTTCACACCATCGCCTACTGTAGCGCCAGGACAAAAGACGGCATCCGTAACCCTCACGTCTAATCTAGGGGTTGTGGTCGATGCTCAGCTCAGTGGGATAGCTACTGCTTCTGGTCTTGCTCCCCAGTTATATGATATAATTACAGAAGACGATGTATTCTCCAGTGGATTTGTAGATGAGCAAGGAAATTATGTAGATACATATGACATCTGGCATAATAAGGTAGTAGATGCAGATCACGGTGTGGTACCCGCTGGATCTTCCACTGCCCACGATCCACCGCGCTTGCGAGCAGATGGAAATATCGATCTTAGGGCATTCAGACAACTGATGAGGCAGATATTATCATTAGTTTCCCCTGATCTGATATTTGTACCGGCATACCCCAGCCATATAGTTGGGAATACATCCTATGATAGCTATTCAGACACGGAATATACGCAAGATAATCCAATAGATGAATTCCAGGACACAATTACCTGGAAAGTAGTTCGCAGGGAAGTTGGTGTATTCACCGGTACACCATTCAGCGAAAGTACAAATCGCAAAGAAATAAAACCGAGGATTCGAGAACGAGCAAAGTTTGATCCATCTAAGAATAATAGACTGATAGATACATACGGACAATGGTATGATAACCTAGTTCAATTT